GTCTTCAAACTTAGGAATAGAACTAATTGCATTAAAGAAAGTAGTAATTGATCTTGGATTAACTCTTTGAGTTACTAGTTCTGGATTCATCAACATAAAGTTGATACATCTACCATCTATGCTTGCAGTCTCAGCCCACTTGGCCCATACATTTACATCATATTTTAACTCAACAGATACAAATCTTGTTTTCTGAGCTACATCCAAGCTAGTTACATTATAGTCACCATTGTCTGGATTAGTAGTCAAGATAACATGCCAGTTTTTAGGAAGCTTCCATGATACATATTCTTGACGGTCCAAGATTTCCATTGTTGCTTGCATAAATCTATGATCCGCTCTGGTATAATCATCAAGAACTAAGAAACCACCTTCTCCTTTACCCTGAATCCATTCAGGAGCAGCATGTGACATTCTCTTTCCTACAACTTTATATCCTTTCTTTACAGCTGCATCTATCTGAGCTTCATTAATCCATGTTGTTTTACCTTCTGCATTCTGGATTTCAAATTCTTTTACAGGAAAACCTACTAAGTCACCTAGTTCTTCCAACTGAGATAGATTAAGCTTTACAACTTGCATACTCATCTCTTTACCTAATTGCATAATAGCTGAAGTTTTACCAAGACCCGCATCACCTTCAATATTAATAGCTACAGGAACTTTTCCTTCAGCTTGGATATGCTGGTTATTATTAACCATATGCTTAATAAAGCTTTTTAACTCTTCTACATTTAATTGTACTTGACTCATTTTCTTAATTTTTTTAAATTTCTAACTTAATTACTTTTCCGGGCAAACTGTCATTCATACTTGATTGTTCTGACAAAACCCATAGAACATTTCCTTTTGGTTTTACAGAAGTATTACATTCACCATCAGTAAAATATACTAAGCTTGTATATTTTTTCTGATTCTCATTATAATAATCTAAGACAGGATCAAATTCTGTTCCTCCTCTACCTTGCACTTCTAGTTCTAATTTACCTGTATAGGGTTTAATAGAACCAATCTTAGTATCACATTGTATAATAGTAATATCTACACCCGCCTTATAAATATGATGAATCTCATTCATAAATTCTTTGAGCTCCTCATCACTTACAGAACCTGAAGTATCAATACCTAACAACATATGTTGTTTCATCTTAATCTTAAGACCCGGATTGTCACTAAATCTTCTATTCTCTTTTCTTCTGATCTTCTTAGTAAATACCTTAGTACTTATGCCAGTAAATCTCCGGAGATATCCACGCCAATCAAATTTAGCTGCTTCTATTTGTTCAATAATAATAACACCTTCTATTTCTCCAGGAACAGTGCCACGCTTTTTAACAGTTTGTTCTTTAGCATCACTCAAGACTTTTTGCAATTGCTTTTCAATTAGCTTTTGCTCAGCTTCAGTAAGATTATCAAACTCTTCCCAAGTGCTATGATCAGGAACATTAGCAGATTCAATATTATCTAGTAATTCATCCATAGATTCATTACCACAAGTACCGTTCTTATCTTTTTCATCTTTTAACTCTTTAAGCTTGTCATAGTAATATCTACAACCAGCTTTAAGTTCAAGATTCAAATCAGCATAGTCTTCAATGAAAATACCTCTTCCAGGACATTTTTTGCTAATTTCAAGTATTTCTTCTGGACTTAATTCAGCTTCTATTGCAGCTTTAACTTCTTCTGTTACCTTTTCTTTTATCTCATCAAATTCTTCTTTAGAATATTCCCCACCTGGCAACCAAGACTTTTCAATATACTGATTTATTTCCATGTCCATTGCCACATTAGCCATTCTCTTATCACTAAACTTAAAGTAAGTAGTAAGATGTCCAAATGCAATATGCAAGCATTTATGTTAACTCATGTTTTCACATGAGATCAGACTATACCTTCATCCTTATTAGGATGTTCTATTGTAGTCGTTGAACCTCTTTCTTGGTTTATATGTGTCTAAGTAATTAATAAAAATTTGTCTTTTTCTTTCTAAACATACTGTATGATTTTTATACATAAATTTATATAGATTAAGTGTATCATGCAAAGAATGTTGTGTAATATAACACTCATTACTTTGCTTAATATTTTTATTTTTTACTGGTAATATTTTTAATAAGTCTATAATAAATTCTTGTGAACCTGAACAAAAACCTGATTTTAAGATCTTCCAATCATTATTTTTTAGATTTTTATAAACACCAACAGTACCATCACCATCAAAATATCCTCTGATAAAATGATGTATTAAATCATCATTTATTATAGGTACTTTAATTGTTTTAGTTTTAGCTGGTGTGCATCCTAAATTATTTAAATCATTATACATTTGAGCTGATGTTATTTGAGCTTTCCATATATACTTTTTAAATACTTTTTGATATTCACAATTTGGAGAATTATTTGATCCAATATTTGATAAGAATAGTTCTACCCATTCTTTGTCTTTTGATGAAAAAATAATCTGTCCAGATTTACTTGCTTTTTTTGTAATATTACCATCAGCAAACAATACACCTAACCAATATGCTTTTTTCTCTGTGTTTATAACATTAAAAAAATTATCTTGACAAGTGTATTTCATTGTTGATTCAGACAAAGTTCTTGATTTTATATTATTTCTTTTTAAAATTGCAAAAACTGTTTTTACATTTACATGTAATATAGTTGCAATTTTTTGACCTGATAATTTATCAGTAATATAATAATCAATTACTTTTTGTTCTATTTCTGTTTTCATATATGTAAGTATTTATACTACAATATACCAAAAATAAATCACATAACCAAGAAATTTGGCTGCGGATTTGCCAATCTTTATCTTTTTTACCATACCCAGGTAATTATTCTGGCCATACACTATATTACTATGTGTACTTGGTAGATAAAGCTCTAAGGCAGTCCCCGTCAATTTAAGAAATTTTACATATACATTACTGTATAAGGAGCCCTAATTGAGCTCATGCTTTAAAATTCCAAGCCTCTGTTCTTCATTAAGTTCTTCCCAAAACTCTGGATTAATAGCAAGTTGATAATTAATACCATTCTTACTAACCCCAGCAGTAGGAACTCTCTTAGCATCCCAGAGCTTATTCAACATAATGAGAAAGAACCCATAATAAGGTTCCTTCAACATTAGGTCTTTACTAGCTTTACTTAAACTCTGAACTTTGTCCATTAATCTTTTAGTTTAATATTTATGTCAAATTTATCTGCCGGATATCCTAGTTGATCTAAGAATCCCACCATATCAAATACAAAATTCTCTAAGAACATTTCTATTGAATCTTTACTAGATCCATTAGAAGTCATAAGTGATAAACACTTACCACTAGTAAGATTATTGTCACCTAGTGCAGCAGCTTTATTTAATATCTTATATGATTTTGGAGCTTCTGTTTGCCAAGTATCTTTTGGCAACTTAGAAAACTTATACAGCACTATTAACTCACCTTTATAATCTTTAAGATCAGCATTTTCCAATGCTTGAAATGCTATAGTATGATTCTCAGAATCACTTGACTTTAGCATGTTTAATAAATTCTTTGTTTCTTCTTTGTCAAATTTTAATTTACTCATCAGTCTTCAATTTTTAAAGTTTTTATAGCCCATTTCTCAGGCTTACCACTTGCAATCATAGTAACCCATTCTTTAGCAGTTGGAATGTAATTATTGCAATCCTCCTTAATATGCTGTTCTGCAATATATCTTGTGTATACAGTTTTACCATCAGAATTTATGAAACTCTTTCCAAATACTCTTTCACATTCAAATATACCTTCACTATGGTGTCTGAACATTCTATGCATACTATGACCTACCCAAGCCTTAGTTTCATCTAACCAGACATGGATACGCTCATAGTCTGAAGGTATACCTTTCCATTTTCTGACAGATGTTTTACAGTGTTCTAAAGGATGTGCCATTATTCTTCAGCTTTTTCTAAGATACTACCATCATGAAAATATTCTTCATAGTCAATAATTCTTACACTATTGTTTATAATATATTTTCCTGAAGGAACACAAATACATAATTCACCAAAACCACCTTCATTATTCCACCAATCTTCTATATCATTAAGAAGTTTTTCATCAGCAAATGATTCAATTAAAGAATAAGCATCTGAATCTAATTCAGCTAAATTTCCATCATGTTCCCACTCAATTATACGATCATTTACATCTTCTGGAGTATCACATTTTTCTGTTGTAAAACCAATCCATTCTATGGAACCGGAGTCTCCTCCGCCATCATATTTTACTTTAATACCGGTAACACCAAGATCAGCCAACTTAAGAAGAAGGCCTGTTAATTCATTTTCTGTCATACTTTTGCTTTTTGAATAAAATGTTTTGCTACTTCAGGAATGTGTTTCTTGTAGTAAGGTTGTTCAGATTTACACCATTGTTTCACTTCATCCTTTGTATTAAACTTTTGGTACGGAAATGTTATTTCCAACTCTTTGATAAAATCATTTACAGTCCAACCTTCCCAGATGTGTCTGTCATTACTCATATTATTTTATTTTAAAGAAGCGGCCAAGTATGTTTCCATTTAAGAATTCTTCTTTTTCAAGAACTTCTCTTGTGAATTGATACTTAGTTTCATAATATGTAAGTTCCATTTTGGAAAAACATATTTTAACCATAAATCTTTTAATCTTTACACCAGCTTTGTGAGCTTCTTTAAGAGTTATATTACTACTATAGTAATTTTCATAACTAGGTTTTGTCACGGTGCTGTACTTTTTAGTTCTTTTATCAGTTATGTTTTCAAGTTCTTTTTTACCAAACTTTTTTTTAGTTACTGAGTAAAAGTTTTTCTTGCCAACATATCTTACAGACTTTCCATCAATAATAACTTCCATCTCATACACAAAGCCTATAGCTCCTTCTGGAATCATGCTATCATTAAAAGGTCTTCCTTCATATAACCAACTCATAATGCTTGTTTTAATAGTAAAAATAATGTTTCTTTTACTTTATCTATACCATGTACTTTAACTGAATCAGATAAATCTTTTTCCATAGGTAAGATAATATAATTAAAACCATATTTCATTTTATATCTTTCAGCTGCTTTAATCCCCGGATCATCATTATCAAATAAAACTATTATCTTCTGATAAGATCTCATTAACTCACTCATAGCTCTTTCACCAATCATAGTATTCTCACTGTCCGGAGCAATTACTTCAATATTATTAATACCTAGTTTATTAAAACACATTAGATCTTTAAGAGAAGAAGTAATCAGTAGATATTTACTATTATATTTAAGCTGATCCATACCTTGGATATAATTCTCAACCTTTATAAATTTCTTATCTGGTACCCTGGGCATGTAAATTTTGTATAAACTCCCGTCATTTCTAAAATAACCATAAGTGTATGGTTTCTTAAATACAAATGAAGTTATAGTACCATCTGTTTCTTCTTTCTCCATTGTAAAGAATTCTAAAGGAACCACATTATACTCATCAAGTATTTTTGATCCAATTTTAAATCCTGTCCAATAGAGTTGATCTAAACTATTCCAATGCCTCATTTCATAATCTACTACTTTAAACTTATCATGAATAATGATTTCTCTAGTTTCAGCTACTTTATTATCTTTTAAATAGCTATGATAATCATTCATAATCTTTTTAGCAGCATCACCAATAGAAAGATTATATAAAAGCTGTATTAGTTTCCAACCATTGCCTTGATTACCTGAAGAAAAGTCTTTAAACTTATATGTATTAGAAACTACATCATAATAAACAAACATTGACGGAACCTTATCTTTTGGATTAAATGCAGATAGCATTTTTATATTTTGACCACTAAGCTTTTCCTTTAGATTTAAATAATATTCAAATACCCACTCATCAGGTACATCTTTTACATCAGAGATTAATCCTTTAGTTGAAATCATAACACATAATTAAAATAAAAAAAGGAGCCAGAAGCAATAACTGACTCCTCTTTGACTATTTAATTAGTCTAAGCTAAAATCAGTAGAAGTTTTATTTGGGATAGATAAACCATCATCATCACCAAAGTTTTTAACTTCTTGTACTTCTTGTTTCTTTAAATGAATACTTTCATCAAAAGTTAATACTTTACCATCTTTAATACTACCATAAGCATATTTACCTTTGTCTGCTTTTGGAAGATATAAATTATAGTTATTGTAACCATTTTTATCAGTATACTCTCTACCAGCTACACAAAAATCTAGATATATATCTTTAAATGGTGCAGTTTTATTAAAAGCAATTACAAAATGATCAATAGTATCATGTAAATTATCTTGACTCTCAAACCATTGAGAAATATCTAAATTATTACATAAACTTTTAAAATAAATCATAAGGGATTTATCTCTTTCAATCTTAATTCCACTTTTAGTAGTACCGTCTGCAAATGCATACATACTACCTTTAACTTTACCTACTTGACCTTTATGTTTTCCTAGACTTTCATTAGTTTTATCAATGAAAAATCCTTCAAAACCTTCAATAGGTTCTGTTTCAACATTCAAAATTAAATGTTTAGCGCCATCAATAAAAGTAAAATCTTCTAGCATTAAGCTATTAATTTTTAATCTGTGATTACCAGGTGCAATTGTTTTAGGAAGCCCTCCGCCTCCACTTGTTACTAGATCTTTTGTACTTAATCCCATTGTTATTTATATTAATTGTTAATGAATACTTTGTCCCATGAAGTAGTTAATACTCCATCTTCTAATTGTGTGATTACTATTTCTTGATTTCTTAAATGATCAGGTCTTGCACCGCAAGTAACCTCCTCACTAGTTTTAAAACTTAAAATAGTTTTATTTTCTTTTCTATACATGTAACCTATAGCATCAGCATTTGCACATATTAATGATTTTATCTTACCTGTTAAATCAATATTGGCAGACATCACCATTTCTCCCTTATCATCAACTACCTTGTCTTTAATATGACCTGATAAAATAATATGGGGCGCTAAGGTATCAATAAAATCTAAAACTTGAAAAAATGCTTCACGGATATATAAATACGTTACTACTTTATGTTTCCATAAAGACTAGACTATATCTTCACAAACTCATAATAAAACCCTCCTAATGATGTTTTTGCTAATATAGCTTTTTTTAGAGTTTTATCATATAACTTATTATTCTTACAACATTCTTTTATAGAAGAATAAGTTTCTTCTTTACAAGAATTAGTTGCAAGTTTTTTTACTTTTTTTGAACATCTATTAATTAATGTATCTATTTGATATTGTGTACTATTTTTACCTTTATGAGCTAATCCAATTTTATCTTTGTGCTCTTGTGTAAAAATTCTTTTCTTAGGAATATAACTATTATCAATTGTAGAATCATAATCACTTTTATATTTAAAAATGTGATCTTTTATTTGATTAAATATTCCTTTACAACATCTACTAATATTACTTGTACTAGTTTTAAAATGTCTTGCTGCTGCAGAAACAGATTCAAAAGTATATTCTAAATTACCTTCAAAATCTAATGCAACAACTTTAAGTTGACTTTTTAGTGTAGCTTTTTTTATTTGCTCACTTGTCATTTTAAAACTAGGAATAACTCTACAAATATTTGTATTATTAAAACCATTTTTAAAACTATCAACATAATTTATCCACTTTTCTTCTTTTACTTTTAACTCATTTTCTGTACATACTTCAAGTATACCAATTTTAAAATTTGTAATACCGTACTTATTATAAGCTCTTTGTAATTTAAGAGAGTGATGACAATTTCTTCTTAAATAACTATTATGTCTTATTAATCTTGCTTTTATATTTAAAGCAGACCCAATATAACATTTATCATTACTTACACAATATAATATATAAATACCCATAGATTTTTCAAAAAATGTATCAAAGCTATAGAGTTTTGTGTGTACCTTTTCCAACACCCCATGTGTTGTACTCCCCTTCCGAGGGATAGTCGTTGAACCTTCATCATATGAGTTTTTATACTCACTTAGACACTTGGCTGCTGATTGCCCATTCTTAATCATAATTACCCTGGTTAAAGTTACTTATGACAAATATACAAATATTTTTAAACATTCATAATCTAATTTCTTGACTATTGTAGTTATTTGTCTTTAGGGGTTTCCAGCAATTAGATACATACAGGCTATTCAATAACCTGCACCATTAGGTAAAGTAGCAACCGTATCACCTGTAAAACCTTTTCCCATTGGAGTTGCTTTATACAATTTAATTGCAAGTGGCATAATCATAGT